GCTCCTATGATCCATTCTGGCAGAGGTATGGGTAAACCTGATAACGGTTTCCGTGATCTGCTTAAACATATGAAGAAGGGAAATAATAAAGGTATAACGAGGAGCACCATAAACACATTTTAGTAGGGGTATAATGCAAGAAGAAAAAACAACAAGATTAACCCGTAGAGAAAAAAGACTTCTTCGCCAAAAAGGAAAAACACCCGAGAATTATCAAGAAAAAATAAATTTTAATCTTAAACATTTTAATCCTTTAACAGAGAATCAAAAACTAGCATTCGATTCTTTTAAAGATGATAAAAACTTAATGCTTCATGGTATTGCCGGAACAGGTAAATCGTTCATGGCATTATACCTTTCGCTTAAACAAATATTAAACGATCCAGATTGTATCTATAAAAAGATTGTTATTGTAAGATCCGTTGTTCCTACCAGAGACATGGGATTTCTTCCTGGTAGCGATAGAGAAAAGACTAAAGTATACGAAGCACCTTATTATGCCATCTGTACTGAATTATTTGGTAGAGGTGATTCGTACGAGTATATGAAAAAGAAAAACGTAATAGAGTTTATATCCACATCATTCATTCGTGGTATAACTCTTAACGATTGTATTGTTATTGTTGATGAAATGCAGAATGCTACTCTACACGAGTTAGATTCTGTAATCACACGTATTGGTCATAACTGTAAAGTTGTGTTCTGTGGAGACTTTAGACAGTCTGACTTTACAAGAGAACACGAACGTAACGGTTTAACTGACTTCATGCGTGTTGTTAAGAATATGAGATCATTCGATCTTATAGAATTCGAAGCAAAAGATATCGTTCGTTCTGCTCTCGTTAAAGAATATATTATTCTTAAAGACAAGATGAGGATAATAACTTAGGAGGATTTGTGTCAAAAGATAAAAAGAAAAGATATCGTTCGATCTTTATATCTGATGTACATCTTGGAACTCGTCACTCTAACGCCGAAAGATTATTAGAATTTCTTAAATCTACTGAAGCTGATAGGTATTATCTTATTGGAGATATTATAGATGGTTGGATGATGAGAAAGAAAGTTTACTGGCCACAAACACACAATAACGTGGTTCAATTCTTTTTGAAACAATCTAAAAAGGATATTAACATAATTTACGTAACTGGTAATCATGATGAGTTTCTTAGAGAATATTCCGGAACTGAGATGGGTAACATCCAAATTGTAGATAATGTTATACATACTGGCGTTGATGGTAAACGATATCTTGTTATACATGGAGATCAGTTTGATATTGTTACTATGAACGCGAAATGGCTCGCCTATATTGGTGGATGGTTATATGATTGCATGATATCTCTTAATGTTAAATTACAGTGGATATATGCTAAATTAAATATTAGAGGATTCTCTTTATCTACTTGGGCAAAAAGCTCTGTTAAAGAAGCAGTAAACTTTATTGGAGACTACGAAAAAGTTGTTGCTGACTATGCAAAGAAAAGATGTGTAGATGGGATTATATGTGGTCATATTCATCACGCTAATATATGTGATGTTAATAATATTAAATATATGAACACAGGCGATTGGGTAGAATCCTGTACCGCAATCGTTGAATACGACAACGGAAAGTTTGAGATTATAAGGAAACTCTAATGAATATAACTATATTCACAGACGCTTGGGATCCACAGATCAATGGTGTGGTTACTACGTTAAAAACTACGCTAAAACATCTTTAATCCCGTGGACATAATGTTAAAGTAATTCATCCTGGGTTGTATAAACTTACAATACCATTACAACCATCAACTGGAATTTTTATGCCACTTTTGCCTATGGGTATCGCTGATGAAGAAGTGAAGAATTCTGACAAGATTCACATTTCAACAGAAGGAGCAATAGGTCTTGCCGCTAGATATTCTTGCAAGAAATACGGAAAGAAGTTTACAACATCCTTTCATACTAAATATCCGGAATACGTTAAGATTCATACTGGTATATCACCAAGAGTTAGCGGTGAATATTTTCGTTGGTTCCATAGAGACAGCAGTGCTGTTATGGTTACAACCCCCTCAATGGTTGATTATTGTAAAGAGTTGGGTATTAAACATCTAAAACTTTGGTCACGTGGTGTTGATACAAAATTATTTCATCCAATGTATCCTAAACCAAAGAGCGGCAATATATCTGCAGTGTATTGTGGTCGAATTTCAGCAGAAAAGAATATAGAAGCATTTCTTTCCATAGATAATCCATCAATTAGTAAAACTCTTATTGGCGACGGTCCACAGTTGGAAGAATATAAAACAAAATATCCTGATGCAATTTTCTTAGGTAAAATGGATGCTAAAAGAATTGCTCAAGAGTTACCTAAACATGATGTGTTTGCTTGGCCTTCGCTAACAGATACGTTTGGTCTTGTTGTATTAGAGGGAATGGCTTGTGGACTACCTGTTGCTGCATTCGATAACGAAGTTAATCGTTACATTATTGAAGATGGTGTTTCTGGCTTCTTAGTAAAAGAACATTTAGAATTAGCAATTGAAGATGCTATACATTTAAGACCAGAAGACGCTGTTGCGAGAGCAGCAAAATTTTCTTGGGAATCTGCAACAGACCAGTTTTTGGAGAACATATCTTGACAGCAAAAACATTTTTCGTTCCTCAATATTGGCCATCTCCGGTTTACGGAAAGATTTATAATTTCCACTACGTAACTGTAGATAAATCTATGCCAGATCTAATAGTAAAGTTTGTTCTATCTGACGATAAAAAAGACATTCTTTATGTTGATTATGATGCTGCTGGTAAATGGGTTGACACTTGGTATATGAGATATATTCCTGGTCAAGGTTTAATGGAATGGAGAGATGATTATCCAGAGGGTGGATGGATTACTGGTCGTAAGAAAGTAGTAATGAATCCTGGAATTGGTTGGGGAGAATTTGGAACAATCGGCAGTTTCTATAAGAATAATCCAAAAATGAATCCTTTATCTTCTAATCCACCTCAGTTTATGACAGGTACACAGACAGTTATTTGGGAATCTTGGTTACCAGAAATGACTCTCAGTAATGGTGATAAATATACTGACATTGTAACAATGGTATACCAGCAGTCTTGGGGAAAGAAAACTTCTGGTGCTCGTTATTATATGGCAAAGGGAATTGGTCCCATTGCACTTAATTGGATTGCTCCTGATCCAAACAAGCCAGGTAACTTTATTACTACGGCTCGTATGGATGCGAAATATACGGTGATAGATGGCTACCAGAAAAATATTCAAACATAATCTAGTTCCTGAGATTGATATTACTACAGAAACAATTGACGGTAAAAGATATTATGTGTTACCGAGTGGAGAGAAATTTCGCTCGGTAACAACTGTTTTGTCAGATAAGTTAGATAAAACTGCTCTACTAGAATGGAGAAAAAAGGTTGGCGAAGCTGAAGCTCAAAAGATTTCTACACAAGCTGCTCGTCGTGGAACCGCCGTACATTCGATCGCAGAACGTTATGTCCTCAATGAAGAGAACTATCTTCGGGATTCTATGCCTTCTGGAATTGATTCTTTTAAAAGTATTCAAACGCTTTTAGATAAACACGTAGATAATATTCTTGGTATTGAAACTCCTCTTTATTCTGTTGCTTTAAAAACAGCTGGACGTTGTGATCTTATTGCAGAGTTCGACGGAGTTCCTTCAGTGATTGACTTTAAGACTTCCCGTAAACTTAAAAAAGAAGAATGGATCGAGTCCTATTTCCTTCAGACAACGGTTTATTCTATGATGTTTGAGTGGATATATAAAATAGCTATTCCTCAAATTGCTGTGATGATAGCTGTGGATCATGAAGAACCACAGCTTTTTGTAAAAGATAGAAAACAATATGTTGATAAAGTATTAGAGATCTTTACGAGTTAGTTCCACATAACTATAATCATCATCAGTAGAGTAAACTACCTTCTTAATTTTAAAATGATTGATTGCCATACGACGAGTGAACGCCATAAACTTTTCGTCGCGAGGATTTATCATAATATAATTATACTACATTAAAAAAAATCAAACAAAATATTTTTTCGAACTTATCTCGATTATTGTATTACACGTTTGTATTGTTGTATTCGAATAAGTATCTAAACAAATAACATTCGAAACAGGAACAACAATTATCTCTACGTTACACATTAACGAGTTACCTCACCATAAACGGTGACTTCTCCGTAGACTAATTTAGAGACATTAGAGCTTCCATCAATAAGTTCTAAATCATAAACATATTTTGTTCTTGGAGGCATTCCATTATCCATATCAACATGAATATTAGCTGTTCTTGCTGCTGATAATAGTAATGATACTGTAGAAGTGGATGTGTTGATTGAAATCTCGCTATTTGCTGTAGAGAGACTTTCAGTGACCGTATTTGATTGATAAGAAGGTCTAATCTGCATACGTGCAGTATAACCAGAAAGACTTTTCAAAGCACCGTTAGATTGTTTTAAGGTAAGATTGAGCGAGAAAGTATCGCCCTGATTCATGTCAATATTATATTTGTTATTTGGCATGTTACGACCTTCTAGAAGTTTTTAATATTTATATATCTAGAATGGTCTATTTTTAGTCTAAGAACATAACCAAACACTTACATGCGCCACCAGACTTCATAAATTCTGACATATTAAACTGACGAACATAGAACCTTAAATCTTCTAATTTGCCCATAACAGATTTACATCTTGGCATAAACACGTTATTCTTAATGATAACAGCATTACAACAGAAAGTCAGTGCTTCTTCTTCTGTAACTTCGATAGAAAGTTTCTTTACAGTATTCTTACGGATCTTCTCCTGAGATTCTTCAGAGAACGCTCCAGGATACCATAATACTCCACCACCATTCTTCAATGGCATGAAGCAAGTATCTAGATGATAGAATCGAGGATCTACCATTTCTAAATGTTTAGCGTTATGGAATTCTGTAAAAGGAAAAGTATTCTTAACTTTACGATCAGACCTAAAACCATGTCCAAACCAGTGTATATGATCTTCGCCTTTTAATAGGTCGCCCTCACCTTCATAGTGTATCTTAGGTTGACACACCGCATAGCCGTTCATAATAAACCAGCTAATGAAGTGCTCTTCTTCGCCTGTGCGCTCTTTGTTTCTAAACTTAGAGACATAGACCATATTATGTTTTCTTTTAAAGAAACCAGCGTTGGCGGTAAAGACCATATCAGGGAGTCCTGGATATGGATCGATCAATTTAATATTAATCACACCACCAATACAACTATAAAGATCATGCCATTGACTATACGCTAATTCTTGATCTACTCTACCAGAATTACCAGTCATCCATGGATTGATGTCATACGAAACATCAAAATATTTTGGTTCACACATTAATATATTTCTCATATGACATCCTAAAGTTTGGAGCGGGTAACAGGATTCGAACCTGCGACGAACAGCTTGGAAGGCTGACACTCTACCCCTGAGTTATACCCGCTTAATCTAATCTTAAACCCGTTAAAGAGTTTTCGTCTCCAATATCACCTTTCAAAAAGGTATTAAAGGACAAACTAATTCTTGTTTCTTTTGATTCTGTTACTGAAACATCGTGAGTTAATCTAGAAGGAAAGATTAATAGTTTTCCCGTCTTGGCAGATAACCACATTGAACCCGTATTATAATCCGAACCTTCCTTAGTAGGAACGTCTAAACAAAACCCAGACCACTCTCTATGAAAATTTATTTTATCACTAGATCCATCAGCATTAAAATATAAAACCCCTGACAAATAACTATTAGGATGAGCGTGTCTATGATGAAATTCTCCTGGCTTTGTATAATTAAACCAAGATTGCGTTATGTATGGATATATTATATTTTGCGGTTTAATAATATTGTCGATATAATAATTAACGTGAACCATTACGAAATCTCTAATGGATTTCATAGATTCATGTTCTAAAATTGTTCTATTTTTGCTTGTCAAGTTCCCCATATTTTTCGTGCATTCTTTTCCGCACTCATCTACAAACTTTAATTCTTCTAAAGTAAAATCTCTATTAAGATGGTTTTCTATGACAGCTGTAGGAAATACAGAATGAAGTTCCATAATAATTATCCAAATTGATAAAGGTCTTGTAGAACAAATCCAGAAATAATCATCAAAAGAAAGAAACAAACGATCTTAATAATTGCTGATGTTCTATGTTGATTATAATCCATAAAAAATCCTTTAGTGGTGCTGGCAGCAGGAATCGAACCCACGACCTGATGATTACAAATCAACTGCTCTACCGTCTGAGCTATGCCAGCATTATTTTAATAGGCAGGACGCCAACAACTCTGAACCAAATCAGCGCCCCCAAAAAGTTGTCCGAAAAGATCATATGGATCAACATACATAGCACATCCATTAGGACTAGATGCAACTGGAACATTCGTAGGATATCCAGGAGGAGAATATATATTAGATGCCTCTGGAGTTGGAACGTAATTATATGTAGGAACCATAGGTACTGGTCTAATAGGAACTGGTACCGGAACAGGAATTGTTGAACTTATTGGTCCTGGCCCAGCTGGAACGTATTCCACTGCGTAAGGAGGAGGAACTACTACTGGCTGAACTACTTTCTTTATAACTCTTTTTGGTTGTACGTAAGTAATCCTGCAGTTATTACAAACGTCAATATTATCTTGAGCGTAAGCAGGAACTGTTAGGAGAATAGCGAGAGTTAATAGAATTTTTTTCATTTTACCACCCGTAGTAATAACCACCATTACCGTAATAATTATAGTAAGGAGTATTAGCATATGGATAAGAACGTCCATAATACTTAGGATAAGCGTAAGGATTATAATATGGGCCATATCCGTAACCATATCCACCGCCAGCTAATCCACCAATAATTCCGCCAAGTAACGCACCACCAGCCAATGCTCCTAGATAAGCACCACCGTATCCGTATCCACCATAACCATATCCCCAAGCATTAGCTGGAGCGATGGTAGCAAAAGTAAGACCAAAAACTGTAAGTAACACAAGTAGCTTCTTTTTCATCTTTTATCTCCATAAGAAATGGGCTAACCTTTGGCCCACACGAGTCTATTTATAGCGACCAACCTATAGTGGCTCCCCGAGAAGGACTCGAACCTCCGACCCAGGCATTAACAGTGCCTTGCTCTACCAGCTGAGCTATCGGGGAATAAAGGGGGATCGCACCTCCCTTTATTTTATTAAATACCAGCAGCTAGTGCACGATAACCAGCAGCGATCAAAGAACGTGATGGCTTACCTGCACGATACTTCTGTGTAACTTCACCCTTTGAGTTCTTACGGTCATTAAGATAGATAGCATAACCCATACGACGGATCTGATAAACAGCATCATGCGGATTAGCAACACCATAACGAGAAGTGATTTGCGAAGCAGTTAGCTCCTCACCACGTTCTACGAGAGCAGTAAAAACCTTCTCAACTTGAGTAGCATTAGCAACCATTATATATTTCTCCATATTGTATTAAAAGATGTCGACAACTCGACCATTCGAATCAACTGCACGAATCCGAGCATTCGGAAACTGCCATTGCAGCTGACGCATCCCATCCCGATAGAGGAGTGGAATATTTTGAGTGCACGAATATGTACGCCAATTACCAGATTCGTCTTGAAGTTGGATTTCGATCATATTCATATCCGTATCTCCCATTTTTTACCGTAACTTAATCTTACTATATTCTTCTAGTAAAGTCAAGACATTTTTTAGATCAGGACAAACGAGTTTTTTAGTAACCCATTCTTCGCTACTATCTTCTCCTGAAAGCTCTACCATCCAACCATTATCATAACGATATACTGTAACGCTATCGTTTACTTTCTCTATCATTTCGTTCAACTTAGGAAGCGCCATAATGTTTATCCTCTTCTTGATTTAGTTCCGATCTGGGTAAGATCGTCTTTCGGAGAAAGAAGCTGTAGTCCGCCCTTATTATAGAGGGGCATAACTCGCGATGCTTTCTCTAAAATAGCGTCTTGAACATGCTTTGGCTCTTTATGAAGATTGGTCATGATGTCTCGTTTAGAACAATCTCCAGCAACTAACTGTTTACTATCGTATTCTTTAGTAGAACGATCAACCATCATATCATCATTATACCGCTTTTTCCACGATAAGTCAACAGTTTTCTTTCCGCGAATCTGGTCTGGATGAAGACCCTTATTTAACAACCAGATATCGTGAGCCGATATCTTTTTTTCTGTCTTTCGTTTACGTTTACGAGTGTTATTTGTAGTATAAAAAGCTGGAAGAATATGCATAGACATGGGCGAACTCCTATGTTCTTTTATTATACCCTATATCTAGAAAAAAGTCAAATATCTTTTAATAGCTTCTCGAAGAGCTCTTTGCAAGGATTATATTTTTCCTCTAGAACTTTTCTACTATGATAATGATTCTCATAATTTTTCTCTTGTAAATATTCGTATCTTGCATCAATCATTTGTTCAAGAGCTTCGAGTATTTTATTAATTTTTTGTTCAGATATCTTCGACATTCATATTATCCCTACTACTTTCGACCATAATATATCTGGCCTCAGGATCTAATTCCATATGAGCTTCGAGTAAATCTCTAACGCTTGTTAGTCTTTTACTGATGTCTTTAATTGTGTTATGAACTGCTTGATCATTATTACCTTCTTCTAGATCCATAAGAGCAGCATCTAAGTTCATATCAACTGAATAATCAATTTGCCATTTATAAACAGAACCATCTTTATCTAGTTCTTCGTTTAATCTTGAAGGAGGAAACAGAATATTTTTAATCTGTTCCAATCTCTCTTCGGCTGGAGTATTAATTTTTCTTTCAACTTTAAATGGCCACATAATATATCACCTTTCCATTATTTCTTTTTACGACCCATGTTATATTTTGCCTCTAGAGTCCAATCATTTTTCTCTTTATGGTTAATGATTTTAATCTGACTCATTGAAGCTAATGGATCTTCAATACGCTCTGGTTCAATAACTTTGAGCAATCCCCATTCTTGTAATAGTTGAATTATTTTATTACGACGTCCTTTATCTTCATCGGAGAAATTAGATGGTTTACCATCAATAGAAAACATCTCTTTGAAATGGACTATGTAATATTTGCCCTGTTTATGAAAGATATGACATGATTGATAAAGTTTTTTCTCTTTACGAGAAGCAACCCCAATACGGGTTAAGGTTTCTTTGATCTTAAGAAAATCTTCTTCTTCAGCTATACGTACCTCTACTAGCGTGTCGAGCAGTTCATTCATAACTTTCAACCTTTTCTTGTTTTTGCTTAATATATTTCATTCTGCTCGGTTACCCGTAGCCTTATATTTATATAAATAGATTTGTCAGTCGCGGATGGCCGTCCCACTGACTCTACGTCTGAAAAGGAGACCCAGCATGATATATTTATACGTCAAAATCCACAATATAACTGGCCTGAAATATCTAGGCAAAACAGTACAAGATCCTTTCGTTTATAATGGTTCTGGCAAAAGATGGCTGAATCATCTGAAAAAACATGGCGTAGACATTACCACAGAAATCTTATTTCAGACAGAAGATAAAGACATATTCAAACAAAAAGCCATTTATTATTCTAATCTGTATAACATAGTCGAATCAGATGATTGGGCTAATATCAGACCAGAAGAAGGAGATGGTGGCGACACTTCACAGTATATTGATTATGTTAAAGTAGAAGCCATCAAAAAACATCGAAAAGATCTTGGACATTACAAAGATAGACCCAAAAGAGTACTATCAGAACAAACTAAGTCCAAGATGTCAAAAACGAGGACTGGGCAAAAAAGAGGACCATACAAACCTTACGTTAGAAAAAAACGTGGTCCATACAAGTCTAAGAAACCCCTCCCTTAGACATACGAATCTTGATATCATTTATCTGCTCGTCATTAAGTATCTTCAATGCTTCTTTAGTGCGCACAATATTATATTTATAATAATCAGAAACTAGGGACTGGAGTTCTTCCTTATGCTTACGTTCCTTCTTTTCTTGATCAGTTTCTTTCTTAGAATACATTTTCTTTTTACGAATTGAATTAAACATGTAATCATAATGCATTTGATCTGTTACATTATAATTAATATTCATTTCGTTGGCGTAGAGAATGGTTTCCCTGTAATTCGAAAGAATGTTATTAGTTCTCCATTGAGAATAATCATTATCCACCTCAATCGTTTTTTTCCCAGAGGTAATTGAATTTTCATAGCGCCAATCATACCTTGGTTTGTCTTGTTTAATTTCTGGTTTCGGTTCTTTTCTTTCATGTAGAGTTACGTCTAAAAACTTAGCCATCAGACGAACTCGCAATTAATCATTACCTCTACTAGAAAGGCCAAGAAGTTAATTTCTGGATTAGCCGAGAAAGCATTTTGATATTGATATTTTGCTAACTGTAAAACCATTACAGGGGCTGTTTGCTTTGAACAAATATCAGAAGAAATATCATAGAACTGATTGTAAAGATAATTAACATCCGTATCTAGATTATTCTTAACCCATTTACGTATCTCAGTATAATTAGAATCTTTAAGGAAAGCGACTAATTCTTTAATAGAAGATTCAGTCATATTCGCAAGAATACCAGAATCAATCTTGCCTGTTGCTGAATAACGCTGAAGCTCGTTAAGAACTCGACGCCAATCCGGAAAATGCTTATTGATTACTTCGGCAACAACCTTCTGATCAAACTCAATGTTCTCAGATTGTAGAATAGTAGTTACACGCTTAAAGAACTGAGTAGCAAGTTTGGCCATTGCCTTCTTGCTAATCTTAAAGTCAATTACCGAACACCTTGAGTGTAGAGGCTCGATAATACGGTTCTTGAAGTTACAAGTGAGAATAAATCCACAGTTTCTGGAAAATTCTTCCATGAAGTTGCGAAGTGCAGGTTGCGTAGAGTTAGCGTTGAGATAGTCTGCCTCATCTAGGATAACATACTTTCTTCCACCAGACAAACTGACGGCTGAGGCAAAATTGAGTATCTCATTTCGGAGAGTGTCGATGTTTCCATTCATAGATCCATTAATTACAATATAATCACAACCAAGTTGTTCGAGCATAGCACGTGCTACAGTAGTTTTACCTACACCAGCTGTACCAGATAAAATTAGATTGGGAATATTTTTTTGATCAACAAACTGTTGGAATGTTTGTTTTAAATCGCAAGGAAGAATAGTTTCTTCAATAGTTTTTGGGCGATACTTCTCCACCCACAGAAATTCTTCGTTCATTATTAAACCTCATTACAAAAAAAGTTTTCAAGAGTTGTAGAAAAAGTAGATCTAGGTCTAGAACCTTTATTATAACTCTTATTCTTTTCATCATAACAAACTATACAATAATCTCTTAAATCTTTTGAAACTATCTGCGATGGATGAATATGTTGTTTATTTGGTTTTGTATAAAAATCGCTGTATAGTTTCCATTCCCCACAACAAGTGCACTGTTTCTTCTTAAAAGATTTTCCTCCAAAAACATCTCTAGTTACATTGTTAGAAACATGTCTACTAACTCGTCCAATAGTTTCTACCCTTTTCATCAAAATCTCCATAGCAAAAAGTGGGGGACCGAAGTCCCCCGTCAAGTTTAGAAAGTTGAAGTTGATTCAACTGCAATATAGTACTCTACTTCATCATGAACAAAATGGGAAATACCTCTTGACGAAATATTTACCTCATAATCACCTGGAATGATTTTAATATTCTCAGCCTTAAAGATCGCCTTAAACGCTTTATCTGTTTCTCCAATCTGTATAGAATAAATATCACCTGTCGGATTCTTTGAGTCTGCTGCTTGAAGAAATAAATTCTTTCCATCACCAAGCACTACGATCTCCGGAAGCGCAAGAATACCTGCTGCCTTTTCGACATCCTTTAGATGATCATTTGTTAACTTAAACGTGACATCAATAGAAGGAAGATTAATTTCCTTTTCCGGAGCCTTCGTAACAGTATTCTCATCAGCATAAACATAATGAGTTTTACGATTGTCTCCAGAAATATCAACCGACTTTTCACCAAACTTGAATTCTGGATCAGTAAAAGTGCTTACGATCGATATAAAACGATCAAGATTATAAATTGCAAAACGTTTTGCAAACTCAGTCTTAACCTTTGCCTTTGCCATTATTGTCTTAGTTGGCGAAATGGTCTTTAGAACATTTCCTTCCTGAACAACAATAGATGGATTAATCTTCGCAAAGTTCTTTAGTACGTTTACTGTATCTGTATCAATTTTCATAATAAATTTCTCCTATCACTTGCCTTTGTTTTGGGACTTCATCATTTTCTTACCTTTAAGAGCTCCTGGATCAGCTGTCGCCGAAGCGCCAATCGATGCAAGATCAGCAAGAGAACCACCAAAGATATAAGTTCCGACATGCTGTAATTTCATCCAAGGACAGAACCATGTACGCAAATTAATTTGTTGCGCCTTTTGACAGAACCAATAATCTTCTGAAAGATAACGCTTAGACACAGGATCAATTTCTGCTTGAAAGAACTGTAGAATTTCTCTAGTGCCGTCAAAATGCTCAGTACGAACATGATCTGGTTTATAAGAATATTGATCTTTATAAGAATCATAAAACTTAGTCATAGCTTCTTTTGTTACCATCATGAAGCCAGTGCCAATCTCGAGAACCTCTACTGGCTCAGAAATTGAAATACTTGTTTGACCTCCCTTTGGATTGAACACATAATCACCAACGAACTTTTCAAGAACATTTGGATCTTCGTCGGCAACACCCTTATCAACTGCACGTTTAATCTTTTCCCAACTAATGCACTTCTTTGGATATGGGCCACCAATGATATCATACTTCTCGATCTCGTTTGCCTGAAGAGCCATAAGAGCAATAACATCCTGTGGATTAAATCCGATATCAGAGTCAATAAACATTAAATGTTTAGCTTGAGAACGCATGAATTCATCACAGCAATAATTTCTTGCACGAGTAATCAAAGACTCGTTAAACAAATAATAAAACTGTAGGGGAATACCATACTGCGTACAAATAGCAGAAAGATCAGCGCAAGACTTAGCAAACATACCTGCGCACTGTCCGCCATACATTGGCGCAGCTACGAATAGCCCACGCTCTTTTAACTTTTCAATTGGGATTTTAATTTCCATACTCTATTCACCTTTCTTATGCTGTAATAGTATTTTTGTAATTACATGTTTGACAATGAACTGCTTTACGTGGAGGATACGATGTCAAAATCATTCCTGGTTGTGATTCGATTAATTCGTCACCGCATGCAGGACATTGAATACCAGTACCATGACTTATCCTAACATTTCTTTTCTGTTCTTCATATTCTTCAAGGGTTTTCATTTCGAATCCTTATAATGATCAACATGTAAACATAGTATAATATAATGAAGAGCTTTTAGCAAGTCATCTTTATTATTACCATGCTTTTTTCCATAACGCCAAAGATATTTTAAAGCTGTGTTACGGAAAGTTGGCATTGAATCGCCAAGAGCTATCCAAGCATCAAAACATTCGACTGACTGATCTTCTGTTTTGTAATGTTGACCATATGTATTATCTATATAGTCTCTTAGGTCATTAATGATACGACCTTCAGAGTATTTATATGGAATTTTTCTTGGTTCGGCGACTGAAAAAGTAACTGTTTCATATGGTCTTCCTAAACCTCCAGTAACTGTTCCTCCACCATCAGCCATTATAAATCCACCATCAACTACCTTTGTCATCTGTTCACCCTTCTCCCATAATTTCTAGAATTCTATCAACAGTTACATCTCTTTCTTTTGTATTATTGTTAGAAAACTTTTCAGTATTAAACATTAAAGTCATATTTGAAAGAATATTAGCAATCTTTGTTTCTCGACCTTGAAGCCAAGTTTCGTTTTGATTACTTCCACGCTCTTTATATCTTTCTTCTCTTATACTTTTATCCGTTGAGAGATAAAGAATATATGTATCATAGTTTTCTACACAATGTTCTAAAAATGAAGATGTAAAAAGACGATCGCCTTCAAAAAGAACGATTGAATCTTTATCTAAACTTGCTAGAAATTTAATTGCTTCTGGTTGAACAGCCATTGACATACGATCTGTTCCAGAAAATACTTCATCCTCGTCATACTTTCCAAGAAGATAAACAGAACCACATTGGATATAAGGAACCAACTTAAACGAATCATAACATTTAAGGTAAACATACTTATCTAAATAATTAAGGATTTCTTTCATTAAAGTAGACTTACCAGATCCTGGCTCACCACCAATAGCGATAATTTTCATATTCACTCCATAAAGTTTTCAAGAGTAGTCTCATTATGATAATCGTTTTTAAAACAGTCCCATTCTTCATCCATCATAATAACTTGACCAGTTTGTAGATAATGATTCTGTTTTTCCTTACAAAGTCCTTTATCCCAAGGATTATCTTCTAACCTTAGATACTTAGGCAAACATTCACGTCTCATATCCCAAAAATGTTGAAATTTATTTCCCCATTCTTCTTCGGCGTATTTAATACGATTATACATCATATCCATATAGACATTAGGATAACGACGATTAGGACGATGCCAAGATTTATAACAACAAAAAGTAGACTCTAACGTAAAGTAACTAACATCCTCATGATTTATTCTTTGTTTCGCTTCTTCTAAAAGTATTTTTCCTTCTTCTTTCAACCATTCTATAGTCTCTGGTTTATATCCAGGAAAGTTTTTATTTTGAGATTCTTTAGCGTCCCACCAATCTAAATCGTCTCTTCCCAAGACTTTACAAAGACCGTTACGATGAGATTTTGAACCTGACATATCTTCTAAAAATAAACTATTACAATCAATATTAATACCCTGAATACGAAGATATTCTAAGTAAGAAAAAGTAGATAGTCGCCCAAAAGATAAAAAATTATTACGAACAAAATCCCATACACTTATAAAATTAACATACTTATCATCTGAGTAGCATAAAGAGTAAAATAAATTTTCTTGAGATCCAAACTTTTCAACATTATCTTTATACGATTTTACACAAGCAGGAAAACCAGTTTTACCAATTTTAAAATACTTGCGATCAGAATCCCAACCAGAACCTGCTTTAAATTTACTATGAACTATATTCCACCAATGATCAAGTTCTTCTATTTCTAAATCTTTTAAAGATGGAAACTTTTCGTAAATCATGGAAGACGTAACTATATTTTGAGAACATCCATTAATAAATGCAATCCATAATTTATCTTCTTTGCTCATACGCTTATATTTTGATAGCCAAGGAAAAGCAAAATAAACTCCTCCAGGATGACTTTTATATTTTAAATGAAATTCATAAAAGCGTAAAAACACTTCACGACGATATATTTGTTTACGAAAATCTAACCCGACAAATAGATTTTTTACTTCTTTTTGATTATTTAATTCTGACCATCTACCTATTTGCTGCTCAAAAGAACTCATCTAATGATCTCGTTTCATCGTTTTTAATAATAAAATTAGATTCGTTTCCTTTAGCAGGAAAATGTTTCATTTCAACTTCATACTGTCCAGGAGCGCAAGTTAGATATACTGCATTACGATCCCGGAAAGCTGCTCTAATAAGAGAGTAACCAAAATTCTTATAGAGCCAAGTTGATATACCTTTTACATATTCCTCTTTCGTCGTAACTTTAACTCCGAGTATTTCGGAGTATTTTTCGCCATGTAAAGACGTAGGATATGTAACAGAAGTGTCAGTCCACATAAGAAACTTAGGACGTGAAGTAAATGCATTCTCGAATCCCTTCCATTGTTTTTGAAGTTGAAGGATACTAGAATTTGGAAAGTCCAAAAACTTTATATCACTATCATCTTCTTTTTGAAGAGCGTCAATAACGCTCTCATGATTAACAACTGTCGGAACTCCCCAATTTGTTAAACGTAATTGTTCAACGCATTCCGCATCTAGTTCTCCGAGAGTCTGTTTAGAAATATTCAGCATATTGGTGATTATACAAGTCATAACCCCAACGCCAGCCAAATATTCACGAGACGTATAACTCTTATCTGTATCGAGTAACGTCTTCTCAAGAGCCCAAGCGGTGGCCACAACTTTCGCTGCTACTAAAGGCTGATGATCTGCAAGATAATGAATATATGAACGTTTATGTAGTTCTACATTATCTTCTGAATGTAATTTAATATGAAAGGGAAGTTTCCACTTCCCCATCAATGTTGCTTCTCCATACATCAAAGATAATCCAAAAGATTTGCTTGTTCTGCTTTACCATATGGATCTAACATTTTATGAGCATGAAGATAATCATACCATTCTTTATCTTCCCACATTCCTGGTGAAACTCCATTCCATAACGGTTTCCATAAACGATGGTTTTTATTAAGTCTACGTTCATCTACATACTGACGTCTTAAAACTTCGTAATCATAAGATTTAAGTTCTAACATATTCTCGCGGAAATAACAAACTACAGAGATTCTTTCACTACTAGGATCGTCAGGATGATTAAGAACAATAGGGGTATTACCATGGATAATTTCATGGTTGTTAACAAGTAATAAGTCTCCAGGACGCACATTATCAGCAATGCGAAACTCAGGAAAAACAAGATACCCTCCTGTATAATCTCCAGTGCCAAGCACCAATAGATTACTTAGTCCAGTTTCTAGATCACCAGCATCTGTATGACAAGCTGTGCGGAAAGATTTATTTACTGTTAATGTTGTAAATACTGTTCCTGGAACTAAAAATCTTGGATCAAGTTTATCGGCTTCTCTACGTTGATTTGCCCAACGCCATGGTAATAATTCCCTAAATCCTTTATTAAGAGTTTGAAGAAACGGATAAGCTAATTCGAATAATTTTGGATACTTTTCAGTATAGGCTGTAGGTCTCCCGTAAGGTATCCGAGGATAGCGGTCATACCAACCAGCCACGCCAGAGAAAACAGATTTAGCATAATTAGTAGTTGAAGCCCACTTTTCAGCGACCATCTTTGCTTCATTACGAACTTCCTCTGGTGATTTATTTGAAAGACCGTCTACCCATTTATCGAACCAACCATGATATTCTGGATAAACTTTTTCTACTTCTGAACGCAACCAAACTGTACCTCGAACTTCGTCTGCTGGTTTATATTTTGGATCTGCATATTTTGCACGAATACTTTCGACTGAAGTTTCTTCTTTAAGAAACTCACTAAGATCAGCAGAATCGTCTTGTAAAAATTCTAAAATTTCTTGCTGATAAGGACTAACCCAATCACGACCACCACGTCCTTCAACCGCTAACATATGTCCACGTGGGCCAGCAGCAATACCACGATTCTGACTTTCCGTCGCAGCTTCTCTTAAACCGCGATAAGCCATATCTTGTTCTTCTTTAGAAAAGTAATTCTTTCGAAACTTAAATGCAATACGTAATTCATCATTACCTTTATCGCATGTTTCGCAATCTTTTGTACCACAATCTGCTTTCTCTAAAGGATCGCAGAGTGGAGGCATATAACAATCAGTATCTGATTCTATTAGAATATCATAATTACTTTCGTCGACAAATTGACCAAGAAGATGTTCGCAATTATGTTTTTCTTTAGCTACAATACGTCTTACTTTAGCCATCACTCACTCCATAAAATAGATTTAATATTTGGCGGTTTCCAACCATCTGGTTTTAATATTTTACCATCTGCTCTACGAACAGGTTTTCCGTCAACTAATTTTGCCATGTTCGATTTATGGACTTCGTCGAAGACTCTATCCAAGGGAATACCGTAAGATGCAGCAGTCCCACACACAATGTAAATAATATCAGCCAACTCTTTAGCAATGTTTTCCAAATCATTCTTACATTCACCTTGTATATATTCTTCATATTCTTCTTTAAGTAATCTAATACGCAGATCTCTTTCGGCTCCATCAGGGAATCCTGGATTATCTCCAACATTCTGACCAACAGCTGTTTGAAACTCTTTTACATCTTGGAACATATTAGACATTATACTATATCCTTCATATTAAGTCAAAGTTTATTATGCAACGATAACCATTTCTTGGTTGAGAAGAACAATGATACCTCGCGCCGTCAAAGACAACCATTCTACCTTTTTTGGGAGTTACTCTTTTGTGTTCAACAAGTTCTACGTTCTTGGAACCAGCAATAGTATTATATTTTGTTTGTTCGTAAAGAATTGTATCTCCATCAGAATCATTTACATAATATACGCATGCAATATGATCTTGAGGAACGTCTATATGAAGACCATTATGTTCTTTAATGAATCTTTTTTCTAAAGGTAATTGTAGAAAAGCTCTATTAAAATAGAGTTCTTGTATTTCAATTCCTGTTTTTTCTAACATAGAATTTACGATAGGAACTGAAATAGCTTCATATAATTCAGAAACGATTCCTGTGTCTGGATGTTTAAATAACATATTAAATCCATACGAAGGAAAAGGCATATCGAAATTAGCGTATGACATATCTTTAATGAATCTCCATTCAGGTCTATTCATTAAAGTATTTTCAACCGCATCTTGTAATTCTGGTGCGATTACATCATCAATTACTATTGTTGGTTTAAGATCCATTCTGGTGGCTCACGTCTTTTCCATGAAAATAAATGTTGTTTACCGTTCTTATAATAGTTACGGTAATTTGATACGGGATCATCAGAAATAATATATTCTTCTGCCATTGCACAAAGCATAGGGGTCATATCAAATTCTGTCATATTTTTTGGCGGCGAAGCAAGCATATAACTTAGTTCGCCATAACACTTATGCTCTTTATCATAACGATAAGTATATTCTTGCATAAGTGCAAAGAAATGATCTACCAACCAATTATAATTCTCGATGCTACTGCGAGCCCATATAGCAGATGGGTGATTGATGTGCGTAGCCGAATAAAGAACAGATTCACGTGCGTCATGTAACATCCACCATTTCTTTTTACGAGTTTTTATTGTACCGTCTTCTTTTTCTATACGGACTTCTAATGGAATTTCTTCACCATCTAGAATACGATGAGCAGTAGAAAGTAGTTGAGCAGATTCTAAGATCATCTTAACAACATGACGATCTACCATCCACTCGGCTGCTTCAATAGGATTTTTCGAAAGATAAAAAATATTCATAGTTTAGTCTTTTAGTTAGGAACAAATACAGCTGTGATTTCTGTTTTTCCATATTCTTTAATCTTTTTATAATTCATACTTTCTAACACTGCAGTAATAGTTTTATTATTAGTTGAACCATTAGCGTCCGAAACATCTGAGAATATTACAGGTTTACATCTTTCGATAGTTTTTCTAGCACCTTCGAACGCTTTGGCTTCATATCCTTCTATGTCTAAATGTATTAGAGATAATTCCTCAATTTCTAAAGAATCTATAGTCATAGTATATATTTCATTTGTACCAGTATCGTCTATCTTATTCATACCAATATTGTTTATTCCCATTATTTTTAATCTAGAAATACCACATTTATCAGAAAGACCTGCATTAAATTTAAATACATTTTGAAATTTACAATTATCCGCCAAACATCTGAAATTAAAAGATTCTGGTTCAAAAGTATATACTCTTCTAAAATTTAAACCATATAGAAGAGGATAAAGACCTGCTGCCCCTCCTGCTTGTAAAACAGCATTAAAATCTTTTACGTGTTCTCGAATCATTTCATTATAATAATTTTGCCAATCTGCAGCAATTATATTAAAACAATCTAGATCGCTTTTAGGCCAATTAAGTTCTACTAATATATCAGAAAATTGTATTCCTCTTACAATTGTTTCTGCATTAGAATAATCTTCTATAGTTTGAATATATTGTTCTTTATTTAGACCTATTTCTTTTAATTTCTTTTTATTTTCTTCATAAGATTTTTCGTACATTTTTAGTTTTTCATCATCTAACATTTTAATTATCCCAATCAAGAAACCATTTAACTAAAGTATAAACTACTATCACGTAAATAGCAAGCCATATTAATCCAGTTAAGAACTCTACCTGCTCGTTGAAATGTTTGTTCAACATTTCAAAATCGAAATATTTGGTATACGTCATTTCTTTAATTTCCTAATTGCTTGATCTCTATGGAACTTATTAGCTTTTTTATAAAAAACAATTCCATCTAGATGATCATACTCGTGTTGAAAAACTCGCGCTGTCATTCCAGTAAATTGTCTAGTAATAGTATCTCCGTTCGGAGTTGTAAATCTAGCTCGAACGTGTTGTGGTCTTTTTATTTTAACTAATAATCCAGGATAAGACAAACAACCTTCTTCTAAAACTACATCCATTTCACTAGTCTGAACAATCTTAGGATTAAAACAGACAAAGTTCTCTGGATGCCCACGCATAGCGAAAATACGATAAGGTGTTCCCACTTGATTAGCCGCTAAACCAAGACCGTTACTTTCATACATAAATTTAACAAGGTTCTGGGCAAAATCAATAGGATCGAATGGGGGATCTTTAAAATCAAATTCCTCACATTGTTCTGTTAAATATTTATCGTTTAATTTCATAGTAAACTCTTAGCGAATGCTTCTCGTCGATCAAAGCCATGACCTGCTCTTGGATTATCTCGTTTATAACCAACAGGTCTTTCATAACCAATAGCGGCTTCTAATGCTTCATCAATGTTCTTTGATGCTGCTAGTAGTTTGCCCACACCTTTTTCCGAACCCTTGCGTAGTTCCCAATCAGCAAAGCGAACTTGTGTATCAAGATCATCAATTGGCTTCTTACGGTCATTAGCAAACTGTAGAAGATCAGTCAAACGACCTGGCGTATGAACACCAGTTGTCTTGTCATAGTTATCACGCCACTGAGCAATACCAAATGCTGTTTTCTTATCTCCCCATACATTTGTGCGAAGATCAGAATATGATTCTTGCATAAACTGCCCAACGAGTGCGGCTGCTTGATAATCTTTCCAACCAAGATCAATTAATACTTTCTTAGCATAAAGAGGACGCTCTTTACCTTTTAATGTATTAGCATCGAATGCTGGTTCTACTGATTTGGGTGGAATTATTTTAGCAACAGCTGATTTTCCAGCTTCGCCTATCTTACTAATAGCTGTTGGCCCAACCGCATTTTTAGTTGCATTAAAATAATTCTTTAAGGCGGTATAAGATTTTAATCCAAAATCGCCATCAATAGCGCCAGGATCAAATAATTTATCTTTAAGGAATTTTTGAATCTCCTTAATTTTATCTTTATCAATCATGACTTACTCCTGAATCTGTGAGAAATTTTTATGTTTAATAAACTTAATTACATTATTGAATTTTTCATTCATATGTTCTTTATGAGATATAATGAAAATATTACTATCTTTAGAAGCTTCTCTTATTATGTTCATTAAATAATCTACAGCATTCATATCAAGAGAAGAATCAAATACTTCATCCATAATTAATAAATTAGTACTAATAGAATTACGTAATTTAGCGATAGCTCTCCACGTAAATAATAAAGCAAGATCTATTTTTTGTTTTTCGCCTTCAGAGAAAGAAGCATACGTAAAATCGTCTCTATGTCTAGATTTTATTGTTTCGTTAAACTCTTCGTTAAGTTCGAAAGAAACAAAGAAATCCATAGAAGAAAGATACTTGTTAATTAATTTATTAATAACTGGTATATATTGTTTAATTATTTTAGATTTAATCCCACTATCTTTTAATAGAGTTCCAGCTGCAGTAAGAACATTTTTTTCTTCTATTAACTCGTTATAGTTTAAAGAGAGATTTTCTAATTCTTTTTCAAATTCTATAATTTTATTATCTGTAGTAAAGTTTTTATTTTCTTTTAATTTTTTAATTTCATCTTCTAGCTGATGAGAATATTTTATTAAAGATTGAGTGGTTGTTTTATATTCTATTTTTTGCATTTCTAAATTTTGTATCTCAGACATAAGATTCATAATTTGTTTGAAGCGATTGTTTGCTGTCTCATATTCAAGAGAAAGAAGTTTAAGACCTTCTTCTGTTTCTTTAATTTGAGTGTTTTTCTCTTCTACTGTTTTAATTCTAAAACCTTCATTGATATGCTGTTTACATGTTGGACAGTTTTCATGTTTATTAAAGAAATCGACATCTTCATTAAGAAGAGCTACTTTTGCCTCTATCTGATGTTTAAGCTGAGAGAGTTTATTAATCTTTTTAGAAATATTCTCTTCTTCTCCAACATCTTCTTGAAGTTTTTTAATCTCTTGAGAAACTCTATGGAACTTATCGCTTAATTGTTTAAGTTGAGTTGTTGTTTCATCGATCAATATTTGTTTTTCTGCAGCAAGTTTATAATTATTATCTTTTAAATCAAGCATATGCTGCTTAGTCATTTCAATTTTAGACTCTATTAATTTTTTCTCGGTATATGTTCTATTAATATTGTCGCCATTAGAAAGAACTTTATCTTTAAGTAAAGAATTCATAATAGTAAATATCTGAAGATCTAGAATATCTTCGATAACTTCCCTACGTTGACCTCCTGGAAGTTGCATAAAAGGCTGAAAAGTCGCTGATCCTAAGACAACAACTTGATTAAAAGATTTATGATTTACTTTAAGTATCTGTTTTTCAAGTAGCTCTTGATAATCTCTCATTTCCGCAGACTGATTCAAAAGATTATCGTTTTGATAGACTTCGAAAACAGTAGGTTTCATTCCACGAATAATTTTATAATTATTAGAACCTATAGAAAATTCTACTTCTACTACGCAATTCTTTTTAGTAATAGAATTTAAAAGTTGTGGTTTCGAAATTTTACGAAAAGGTTTACCAAACAAAGCAAAAGATAATGCATCTAATATTGTTGATTTACCCGCACCGTTTTGACCAACGATAAGAGTTGTATCTTTCCCACAAAGATCTATTTCTGTAAAAACATTACCTGTTGATAACAGGTTTTTCCATCTAAGTTTTGAAAATCGTATCATTCAAGAGTTACCGCCTCAAAATATAAATCACTAATTTTTTTCTCAAGTTTTGACTTATCTACGCCTTTAATATCAGCGCCAGAAATATACTTCTTGAAAATATCAATAGTTGATTCTGCTTCATCTATAATATCTTGATCTTCTTCTAAATTAAGATTAAGATGATCTTCTACAATCTGTATATCTACAGGATTTGTTTTTTCTACATTATTAATGAATTGATCAAACCAAGTTGGATTGTTTTTTTCTTGGATAATAATTTTTATTATTTTACCTGAAAATTGATTATAGTCAATGTTTTTATCGACGAATTTAGGATCTCCGTCGTTATACCAAAACTTAATAAACATTTTATAAGGGTTTTCAATAAATGTTAACTGTCTCGTTTCTGTATCAAAGATATGAAAGCCACGTGGGTCATTATAATCAGACCAAGTATATTCTGCAGGAGACCCGAGATAATAAATGTTGTCGCGAGTAGAACGATGATGGAAATGACCACTACCAACGATATCAAATCGAGAAAAAAGTTTAGGATCTTCACCATGAGAGATGATTGATCCTTTGAACATTTCGAAACCTTGAAGTTCAAGATGCCCGAAACAAATTTGTGCATTAGTTTCCTTTATTAATTTGAAGGAATGCTCTTTATTGTCATCGCATATCCAAGGAACTAATAATATTTTCAAACCATCGAACATAACTTCGGTAGCTTTATCATATATATTTAGTGGGAATCTGTTGAAAAGTTCAACAAAAGAACTTACCTCATTAGTATTTTTATGATAGGTATCATGATTACCAAGACACTGATGCCAATCAATGTTTCTTTCTAAAGCTGGTTCTATTAAATCTTTTCTGAGACGATAAGCTGTATTAATATTAATATACTTACGACGATCAATAATGTCCCCGCAATGAATGACAGTATTAATATTATGGTCGTCCAGGTATCTAAAAAAGATATCATCATAAAACCTTTTCATATAATCATGAAAGGCAAGAGAATCGTTTCTTACGCCAGCATGACTATCTGTTAAAAGAGCTATTTTCATTTTTTTGTTTGAACCAGGGTTGGAGCTCGAGAATGTTTTGCTACAGCAGCTGCTGCATAATCTCTAATTGCCTCTAGACGAAGGACAAGATTCATTCTTTCGTTTTCACGAAGTCCTTTTTCTGACAATCTCTGAACGATATCAGCAACGTTTACGGGAACTAGATGTTCATTCTTCATTTTCTTTTTCCTTCTCAGAAAACTTTTCAACGCCAACAAGTTTACTTGATTTTTTACTTTTAGTCAACTTATCTTCAAAAGAACGAACAATATCAGCCGAATAGTCGTTAGATTTCAGCTGCATAGAATGATTCGAATCTTCGAAGATTTCAGAAAATATAAAACTATTTTCGAAATTCTTATGCTTTATATAGGTTTGTTTCTTTTCTTTTTGTATTCTACGGAGGAATGCATTCCAAGCAATCTGAGTAAAATACGCGAAAGGATTATTAGTCCTATCCGGATCAAAGTTATCTACAGCCGAGATACAATCCATTATTCCATCAGAGATCATATCTTGTTTATACGTATATCCGGAGAAGTTTGGTTTCTTAGCAAGATTATTACAAATTAAAAGAATAGACTCTCCAATATATTTTGGAACAATTGGTTTCTCTACTTCTTTTTTCTCTGCTTCTCTTAATTCATTTTTATAATGAATCATTGCACCATACAGAGTTTTATTGTTTATATAATTCTTCGCTTTTGACATAATCTAGTCCTTGACTTTTTTCTAGACTCTAGTATAATCACTAGTGCCCCAGTTGAAATTAAACTTCTAAAGATACTTTATATATTTTGTATTCAAACTTTTCTTCATTGTATGTTTTGATTCTCTCCATAAAATGGAGTAACGTATAATTCTTTTTACCTTTCCAAGACATATCATCTGAAATATCATAAAGAGTTGAACTTGATTTAGTTTCAGACTTTCTTAATCCTCTTCCGATTGATTGAAGATTCCTAATACGAGACTTCGAAGGTGAGGCAAATATAATATTGTGAAGGTTTCGTATATTAACACCAGTGGAAAAAGTACCAAAACTAGCAACGATAATAGCATTACTCTCGTCTTCGACAATTTTACGAATTCCTTCGCGATCTTCGCCACTAACTTCGCCAGAGACAAAAAATACGTTACGTGATTCGCCAGCTTCTTTTGTAAGGTTATTAAATAATTCTTTACCATGTTTCTCTACATATTGAAATAACAATAAAGTATTACCTTCTAAAGATAATGCTAAATTTCTAATAAATTTATTTCTAGCTTCTAATCTAACAAGATAATCCATTTCTGATTGATAATCTGTTGAACGAGCAATCATTTTTCTAACTTCATCTGGATACGAAAGAACGATTGCCTTAATTTTAAAATCAGCCAAATGTTTTTTATCAATTAATTCAGAAGTTGTTGTTACTTTTCTGACTGGTCCGAATAACCCTTCAAGAACGAGCTTGTGGGTTTGGGTACCATCCAATGTTCCGGTAAATCCAAAACGGTA